GAAATGCTGGCCGGATTCCCTTGCATTAGGCATACAAACAATTTGTGTCCTGTTGCGCCTATTGTTGGATGGAGCGTCTGTGTATGGAACGAACGCCATACGCCCAAGCAACCGGAGCCAGCCGCGCCAGATAGCGACATCATGGATGACGGACATGGTAGCCAATGGTCGGCGTGGTGCCCAACGTGCGGCCACAAAACAATGGTCATCGTGCGACCAGGCAAGGTGCAATGCAATTCAGATCAATGCAATCAACGGGAGCCGAAGGCCGAGCCGGGACTGGTTCCATACCCAATCATCGGCGGCAAGGGCAATGAACTCTGGCTGGTGCAAAGGCCAGCAGGAGCGATTGCGCTATACAAGGCCGTTGGGCGCACGGACTTTGCGTACATCGAGACAGAGATAGGAGACAAGTTTATATCAATGCAAGCGTTTGACGACCCGCCGCGTAGGGCGTGGTTCAGGGAAACGAAATAAGGAGAGAGCATGATTACTTACGGACAGAAGATCGTGTTTGGAGTGGCACCACCGCTTCCATTGCGGGGTTTTCCAGAAGGGCTCGCGCGCATTCGATTGCGCAATACTGACTTCGCGAAGATCAGTATTCGCCCGCCACATGGAGGCGTTCATCGGTTTTATATTGAGGAACATGATGGCGCATGGTGGCCGGCATTTCAGATGGGGGCGAATATAAATCAACCTAAAGTGACGCCATGAATATAAAGTGCAAAAAATGCGGCAAGACAAAGAGACCTGGCGATATTTTCTTTGAAGATATTGGTTTAGAGTTGAAGAAGCAAGGTGGCGAAGGCTATGGTCGGTTTTTAATCTACAAGCAAATTCATGCCGGTGAATTATGCTTGGCGTGCTGGCTCAAAAACGAATCAGAAACGGCAAAGGATATCCGTGAATGTATGGAAATGGAGGTGCTCAAAACAAGAATTGATGTGGTAAGCGAACTGTTGGAAAACAAACAAAAACAGGAGGGTGCTATGAGAGCGAGCGACATGCTTAGAGCAAAGTATCGGGACAGGGTCACGGGGTTCAAGGGCGTATGCACTGGATTCTGCGAGTATATCAGCGGGTGTAGTCAAGCCCTGCTGGTCCCGCGTGTTGGCAAAGACGGAAAATCCCCCGATGGGGGATGGTATGACGTTCAGCGTTTGGAGTGCATTGGAAAGAAAATTGCCGAGTTGGATAACACCGAAACGCCGGGCTGCGACATGGCCGCGCCGATACGATAACCTGACCGCGTAAAATGAGACAGTGGCGGAACTGGAAAACGCGGGGAGCAAGTATCCCTGTGAAATTCGAAGCACGTCAAGCCGGCCCATGATGTGCAGAGTAGGAAAGTAACTTGCAGGTTCAAATCCTGCCTGTCTCATAATTTTGGAGGACATAAATGAAGAATGATATACAGGACCGAATGGCGCGAGTTGATGACCGCAAAGACAATCACCAGGATAACCAGCCGAATAAACCATCAGACTTTCCATTTGTACCGTTCGGGTCAACAATATGCCCAAATTGCGGTAGTCATAACACAAAAATAACGCGGATAGAAGAAATCGCTGTGAACGCAAGGCATCGCTATCATGCCTGTAAAAAATGCAATGCAAGGTTCCGTTCAGAGGAGCGATTGCCGTTTATTGACCAGAAGGCCACCCAGACTGAATGATACGCTGTATCATTTTTCTATTTGACATATTCCGCTAATGCCCATATTTTCTCTTTTAAAGGGAACATTATGGCATTTGATCTTGCATCTATTGAGACCGCCCTCGCAAAAGTCCAGAACGGGCAATCTTATACCGTTGATGGCTTCCGTTTTTCTCGCGCTGATCTAAAAACGCTGTTCGATATCCGCCGTGAACTGAAGGCAGAATCTGCGGCTGAAAATAAAACCATGTTTTCGTTGGCCAGTTTTGACAAAACCTCATAATGAATAATAACGAAATATCCCAGTTGGTAATCCCAAAAATATCATGGGCAGATCGTTTTATTGGTATTATAAACCCGCGTCATTTAATTTTGAGGGAGCAGCAAAAACTTGTCTCATACTATGTTGACGAACATTTGAAACGGGCGGCGTATAAATCTGCCGAAACTGACCGTTTCAATTCGCAATGGTCAGCAACAAGCAATGATGTCAATGCGATATTAACGACTGATTTGAAAAAGATCAGGAATAGATCACGATATTTATTCCGCAATAATCCCGAAGCAGTTTCGTTGATGAACGCCAATATCGCCTATGTGATCGGTACAGGCTTCACCCCGCAAGCACTTGTCAGAAAACGTGTCAAAGTAACAGAGGACGGCAAGGAAGTTGTTAAGACAATAGAGCTGGAATCATGGAATGAATTTACTGAGGAGCTTTTTGTTGAATGGGGCGAGGATTGCGACATATCTGGAAGTCCGATGTCGCCCATTGGGTTTATTGAGGATTGTGAATTATTTTTACGAAAGCTGATCGAAGATGGCGAAGTGTTTGTCCATATCGTAGTTGATAGAAAGAGCGGGCAGACAGTTCCATTAAAAACAGAGTTCATCGAGCCGGAAACGCTGGATGAATCAAAAACATCGAATGGCAAGAATCCGGTCAAGCTGGGGGTAGAGCTTGACACTCGGACAGGCCAGCCGGTTGCGTATTGGATAAGAAAGTACAGCGTGCGGGGTAATCACTCAGATTCGACCAGAATTCTGGCAGAGAATATGATCCATGCGTTTAAGCGCTATCGGCCGTATCAGGTGCGGGGGATACCTGCATTGGCAGCAGTGATCCCGAAGTTCTATCAATTGGACGAATTTATTGATGCAGAGTTGATTGCAGAGAAAATCGGGGCTTGTTTTTCGGTATTCCTGGAACAGCCGGCGGGGTCAAGCGCAACAGGGTTGTTGAAAACGCCTGGCAGCCAATCGGCCACAGACATTGACGGCAATCCGTTAGGGCATATTCAGCCGGGTATCATCGCCAATGTGCCAGCAGGGTTCAAGGCGTCAATGATGCAACCACAGCGGCCGTCAAGCACGTTTGATATGTTCACGCGCAGGATTGACAGGCTGATTGGATCGGGGGCTCAGATGGGCGCTGTAGGGTACGAAGCGTTGACCAGGGATGTCAGCAGGGTCAGTTATGCGTCAGGTACATTATCACGGCAGATGGATTATCAGACATTCCGGGGGTTGCAACAGCTTGTGATGCGGAAATTCTGCTCACCGATATGGCGTACATGGATGAGTATTGCAGTCTTGAATAAAGTATTGATTGCTCCTGGATATTACGAGGCTGCCCCTGGTAAAAGATATTGGCAGAGGCATTCGTGGAATCCGTCAGGCTGGCCGCGGGGCATCAACCCGGCACAGGAAGTCAATGCGTCAAGGGAATCAATGCGGGCAGGGATTACGACACTGGCCGACGAATGCGCGGAGTATGGCCGGGATTGGAAAAATCAATTACGTTTGACAGCAAGGATACAGAAGGAAGCTGAAAAGCTGGGCGTTGTTTTGAGTAGCGACGCGGCGGTATCTGTTTATAACGGGATGGAAGATATGCCGGAGGCTGTCCCGGATCAAATTGAAAAAGAGGAAGAACAGCCATGAACGAAGAACGCAAAGAAACATACGAATGCGAATGTATCGAATGCGGTCATCCAATGACATCCGAGAAGCATTGCAAGGATCTTTGTTTAAGCGATAAGGTTAAGGTGTTGTTGCTTGATGGTAGAGCTTTGACTATTCCCAAAATAATGCAAGAGTTAGATAATAATAAAAATATATGGGTATATTCAAGCAAGGATAATGGGCAATTTATACCACAAAGAATAAAAAGCGCGCAACAAACGAAGTTTGACAAGATGTTGAGGATTACTTTAGACAATGGGAAAAGTTTTGAATGTACTTATGATCATCTCGTTATGATGAGAGATGGCAGTTATCGCAGAGCAGACAAACTTAGTGAGAGTGATTCTGTAATGCCGTTTTATACGATGGTTAGTGAGAAATCAGGGAAACAAAAAATAGGCGGATATAGATTTTTTTGGGATTTGTTAAAAAATAAATGGCGACCAGTTCATTTGTGGGTGGTAAAAGAATTAAATTTGCATCACTTGAAGGGGGGTGTTGTTCATCACGGGACTTTTGATAAATTAAACAACAATCCAAACGCGCTGGAGATACTCACCCATAAAGAGCATCAAGATATACATGTCAAACACTTAAAGCAACTGTGGTCCAATCCTATAACAAAAGCCAAATTGATTGCTAAAATATCTAAATCAAATTCAGAGACATGTAGGAAAAGACCTACTTACAAAAATTATGTTAATCCTAATCGTCTGCCGCAGAAGGATTTTTTGAATAAAATAAATTCAAATCCTACTGAGGCTATGCTGAAACAAAGATTAATATGGGTAAATAACGGGAAAAAATGGTTAAATGAACACCCGGGTTTTGCATCCAAAAGATCAACAGCAACTATAAATCAAGATATAGAAAAACAATGTCCATATTGTGGAAACTGGATAAAAGGGAAACATGCCAGTTATGCGGCTCATATAGGACATTGCCGGAGGATGATTGGGTTAAGTCCTAAAATTGTTAAAGAAAGAAATGAAAAAGGACAATACCTTTCTGCTGTTGCTGTAAATCATAAAATTTTGAGCATAGAAAAAATAGAAGCTAAACAAGGTTACGATATTACAGTAGAAGGAATTTCAAACTTTGCTATTGCAGCAGGATTGTTTGTGCATAATTCCTGCCCTGAATGTGGAGGGCAGATGCGCCGAAAGGATCGGCCAGGACCAGGGCAAAAGGACATTGAAGCAGCTTTGGAAACACGGCCTGAAGTCGGCCGCAATCCGACAGGGAAGCACACGCAATCAATTTTGTTTGTAAAAGACAAGTGGACAAAATCAAAATCAAAATCATGGCTGGCATCGCATAAGAATTTTACGGATGGATATGATGAAGGTGATGATTACTACCGTTGGCGGCAGTATGACCCGGACAGCAAGAAATTCAGGTATGCCAATGAGATCATCGAAGGAACGAAGGATAGTCCGTCAATTATATTGGTATTAGGATTCCCGAAAGGGAGCAAAAAGGAAGGTGGCAATATGAAAAGCAGGAGCATTTCAAAGAGTTTGGCGTCGCTGATCGAGCGTGAATGCGGTGATGATGTTGATGTTCAACGCAATGATGAGGGGCGCGTTGAAGTCACTTTGAATAAACCGTTGATGCGAAAGCTGGTAATGGAGAGCGAAGTCCGGGCGGTTGAAGGTGAAGATGATGTTGTTGAGCTGTCGTTTTCTTCCGAGGAGCCCGTTTTGACATTCTGGCGCAGTGAGCCGGAGATTCTATCGCATGAACCAGATGATGCAGATTTTTCGCAGTTGAATGATGTTGGCGCCATTTTGCGAAATCATGATCCTGATCAGATCATAGGGGTGCCGACTGAAGTTTGGCTGGATGTTAAGGAGCGTAAGGGCAAAATGAAAATGCGATTCGGAACAACCGAAATCGCGCAACAGGCTAAACGTGAAGCCTTGACCGATAAAACCCTTCGGGGTGTCAGTGTGGGATATCAAATATCAAAACTTGTCTATCTCGAAGATAAAGAAACATCATATCAGGGTAGAATTAACGGGCCTGCATGGATCGGCGCGCGATGGAAAGCATACGAAGCATCATTGACGCCGATTCCCGCAGACGGAACAGTAGGGATCAATCGTAACAAAACAGGAGGCAATGAAATGTCAGATCCCAAAGAGGTAAAGAAAGTTGACCCGTCGGTAACGGTGGGCAACAAAGGAAACGGGGGCTCTCCACCTGGTGCGGTTGAGCCCGGAACGCCGACGGAGGAACAGCGCAAGCAGATTGCCGATCAGGAACGGTCCAGGGGGATCGAGATTGGTCAGCTTTGCCGAGCGCACAAGGTTGAGGATAAAGCTGAGGGATGGATCAAAGATGGTCTTTCCGTGGATCAAGTGCGGGAAAGCATTTTGACCCATCTGGCCGAATCCAATGCCGCCGTTGGAAACATCGAAGTCAAGACCAACGCGAAAGTAAGCCGACTTCGCGCGATGTCGGAGGGTCTGCTGATGCGGGCTCATCTGGTTGAACGCGACAAGGACGAACACGGTGGCCGCGACTTTGCCGGCATGAGCCTTTTGGACATGGCCCGCGATTACCTTACGAATGAAGGTGTCAGCGTCAAGGGCATGGATAAGATGGCGATTGCCGAACGTGCATTGCGAGGGCCGTTAATTTCGGCTTTCGATCTGGCGGAGTTCTCACGGGGCGCAGAAACGATTGCGGGATCATCGGATGATTTCCCGTACATTCTTGCGAACCTTGCGAACAAGTCCATGATTGGCGCGGCAGTACGGACGCCGACAACTTGGCGCGGGTGGGCGAAAACAGGCAACTTGTCTGATTTCAAGTCTGCTCCACGCATTAAGATGTCGGAGGCTGGTGATCTTGAGGAGATACCGGAAGGCAAACCTTATCCTTCCACGAATTTCTCCGAAAGTCAGGAGACGATTATCCTATTGACTTACGGCAAGAAATTCAGTATCACCCGCAAGGCCATTATCAATGATGATATGGATGCGTTCACCACGATTCCGGCCAGGCTTGGGCGCGCGGCTGAACGGCTCCCGAATCAGTTGGCGGTGACGGTACTGCTTGCGAATGCGAACCTGAATGATGGTATCGCTTTGTTTGCTAACGGACATCGCAACTATTCAGCGAATGCGAATTATGCGCTGGATACGTTGGCACATGCGGAAGCGGGACTGAGAAACGCTTTTATGACGCTTCGTTTGCAAAGGGCTATGTTGAGCGCAACGGAAGCGGATAAGAGTCATACGGTAACACTTGGGTTGCAGCCGAAGATCGCTCTGGCTGGCCCGACCAATGAGTTCATACTGTCACAAGCGCTACGAAGTGGCGGAGCATTGGCCGACAACAAGAATGCCGGAGTTATCAATCCGTTATCAAGCGTTGGCGTATCGCCAATCATCGAGCCCTTGCTCGAAGATACGAACATCACAGGATACAGCACGTTGGCTTTTTACATATTTGCTGATCCGGCTGATGCACCCATTGTTGAAGTTGCGTTCCTTAACGGGAATGAAACTCCGCACATGGAGGAAGTAGATCAGACCGACGTTGATGGCCGTGTGTTCAAAGTACGGCAGGATTGCGTCGCTGGTGCTATTGATTACGCGGGCGCCTTCAAGCAAAAGGGCGAAGCGTAAAAAAATCAATTCTGAAGTAGAGTTGGATTAAATAAGGAGAATGCAAAGATGCAAAATTACAGAGTTGATACAGGAATCGTTACCTGGACGAATAGCACCGGAATAGCGGTCTCGGCAGGTGACGTAGTTAATATGACAAACCGCATTGGCATTGCGATAGTGGATATCGCGGCAAGTGCAAGCGGTGCAGTCATGGTTCGGCACGTTTTCGAGTTAGCGAAGGATACATCGGTCATTTCGATGGGCGATGAAGTCTTTTGGGACGTGTCGGCCAGTAAGATATCAACGACACAGGGCGCGTCAGATCCCCGAGCGGGGATAGCCGTTGAAGCGGCTGCAACTGGTGCGTCGTATGTGGACGTGGATATTAACATACCTCGGACGGCCGGCGGGTCAGATACCATTGATTCGGGTGCGGGTGATGCGGCAGGGAATCTTGCGGCAATCAGGACCATCATCGGAATCTTGGAAGATGCTGGTATCGCCGAAAAGCGCTAAGACACAATAACGGGGCAGGCTGGGGATTATTCCCTGGCCTGCCTTGGCCGAAGGGATATGTTATGAAGCGTCTTGTTCTACTTACTTCCCTTGCCGTCTGCCTGCTGGTATTCATTCCGCGCGCTGGGTATTCTGCTGTTTCCGTTACCATTTCCCTTGATGTTGTCACTAATTATCCAGGAGTAACTTATGCGTATGCAAGCGCAGAAGTTAAATCCGCTTTATCCTATGGGGCAAGGTGGGGAGTTGTTGGATGGGAGCCAATAACAAATATATCCGGGGGTGTTTTTGCAAATAATGGTGTCTATGTCGACGAGGGGATCTATGTAATAGCTCCTTCGCTTCACACAAATTATTACACGCCAATTCAGCCAGAGCATAATATTCAGACAGCGACGAACATCATTTATTATTATATCCCGTATTCGAACACTCTTTCCGTTGTAGTCTATGGCCCGGCAACGCCCGTTGCCTGGACATTATCAGGCCCATCCGAATTTGCAAATGCAAGTGCATACCAAACAACTCATACTGATTCTGTTGACCTTGTTGCTGTCCCTACCGGATCGTATGCCGTAACATTCCCCGCAGTGCGTGGCTATACCAAGCCGACCGTAACCAGCACGAATATCACCGGGGCAAGCCCGTTGACGAACACCATTGCCGGGACTTACCTTCCATATTCCAACAGCCTGTCCGTGACTATTTATGGCTACCCAGCCGGCAACTGCGCGTGGTCAATCACCGGACCTGCTGCCTTCACAAATGCAACTGGATATGCGTCTGGATATACAAACAACGCGACGATCTCCGCCGTGCCGACCGGCACTTATACTTTCGCATTCCCGGGTGTAATTGGCTACACCACGCCGACCAACACTACGGAGATCACTGCCGCGAGTGCCGCTGCCATATCTGTAACAGGCACTTATGTTCTGGCGTATCCGACAAATATCCCTGCCGGGACCGGGATCCAGAAGTTCTACCAGCCGTCATACTTTTTCACGAATGTTTATTTGCATGATTCGGGCATTCCTGTCCATACGCGACTAACGGACAACGTCGGGGCGACGGGAGCGGCTGCAACAATATCCGTGGCCTGGACCAGCAATGGACTTGCTGGAACCGCCGTTGTTGTGACGAATGTTGGCGACAGTAATAATGCTGAGTTTGGTTTTATTATTCCGATTGGTGATACAGGCGCAACCGGGACAGCTGGCGCAGCGGCATCAATCGCTGTGGCGTGGACCAGCAACGGGATAGCTGGGAGCGATGCAATAGTGACGAATGTTGGAACTACCAATGCAGCGGAGTTTGGTTTTATCATTCCGGCTGCCGATGAAGCATTGTGGATTGCTGCAAGCAACAATGTTGTCTATACCAACACCGCCGCCTACACCGCCGCTGTGGCACAGGCCGCTGCCGCGTATCCCGCCAGCAATCCGTCGAACTTCATTACGGAAGTCGGAACTGTAAGCCATACGAATCTGACCGATGCCAACGGCGCGGCGGATGTCCAGCATCTGACGGCGGCGGAGAAGGCACACGCGGCGGCGGCAATAACCAATGAAACTGACCCGGTGTGGGAGAGCGAGAAGTCCGGATATGCCACTGGAACTCCGTTGTATGTTTATTCCGAAACCGATCCGGTATGGGAATCGGAAAAGAGCGGTTACGCCACCGGCACCCCGCTCTACGTGGAATCCTACATCGGCACAATCGTCGGCCTGACGGGGCAAACGGGCGCGGTGTTCAGCGTGACGACCAATAACGGCGTGCTTGACCTTACCGTGCCATCGGGCGGCGGCGGCGCAGGCACAATCACAAACATACTCGGCTCTGACTCATCCATTGTGATTACAAGTCCCGCAGGCCCGCAACCTGACTTGAGCGCGACTCAATACGTGCAAACCGAACTGTTGGATTACGTCGCAACCAACGCCACGGATTACACCGGCCTGCTGACCAACCTGCTTGCGTTCCACGGTGAAAGCGGCGTGGTTATGCGCGTTTATGGCACTACAAACGTAGCCTTCGGCGCGCCAGACCTTGCAACCAAAACTACGGTAACGGCTGTTAGCAATGCGTTTGGGGCGGCTGACACTATTGTTTCCAACGCCTTCGGTGCGGCTGATACCATTGTCAGTAATGCGTTCGGCGCAGCAGACACAATAATCAGCAATGCCTTTGGTGCTGCCGATACAGTGGTTTCCAACGCCTACACGAACACGGCGGCACTTGCGGCGGCGGCGTTGCCGAAGGCTGGCGGCACGATGACGGGTGCATTAACGAATGATGTCGCCTACTGGCTTCCTGTCAACGGCACGGTCTATTTTGGTACGACTACGAACTATATCAAAGACCAAAGCGGCACAAACTTCCTGTTCATGGCCGGAACGAACTCCGCGAATTTCGGGTGGTAAAATGAAACGAATATCCATCATCACAATCGCGGTGTGCGGGTTGCTGACGACAGCGTGGGCAACGCATTATAGTATTGGTGTAATCAGCGGAAAGATAAGGGTTGCTGGTGGTTGTATTTTCTTTGGAACGGGTAGTGGCGGAACGATAACGACATCAGGTATTTATCGGGTTCACACGTTTTTGGCTAATAATACTTTTACGGTATCTGGTGGTTCTTTGGTTTGTGATGTGTTGGTTGTGGGGGGAGGAGGCGGCGGTGGACACTCGATTGGCGGCGGTGGCGGAGCAGGAGAAGTTTATTCTGGTTCATCAGTTTCTCTTTCTGCACAGGCATACACAATAACTATTGGCGGCGGCGGAATTGGTGCGACAGGGTATCCTTCTACTGCTTCTCAAGACGGAAGCAGCACACTATTTGGAACTATAAAAACGTCTGTTGGCGGCGGCGGGGGCGGTGGTTATGGCGGAATGGCGGACACAGGTAGGATCGGCGCATCCGGCGGTGGTACAGGTGGAAATAGTACGAGCAATGGAGGTGCGGCAACGGTGGGATACGTTGGCGGGGCAGGTACAACGGCAACAACTTGGTCGGGTGGCGGCGGTGGTGGGGCAGGTTCGGCAGGTACAAATGCCGCCGCAAATATTGGCGGAAATGGTGGCGCAGGAATTGCCAGCAGTATTTCAGGAACGGAAAAGTATTACGGCGGGGGCGGGGGTGGCGCAGTATTTGCGTATGTTAAAACTGTTGGTGTTGGTGGTTCAGGAGTTGGCGGGAATGGCGGCATGTCGCCGGATGCCGGAGCAGACAGTCCTGCGGCTACTGTTGGGGCAGTTAATACTGGAAGTGGCGGCGGGGGTGGCGGTGGAAGCGACAGTGGAGCCGCTGGCGGCTCTGGTATCGTGATTGTGAGGTATTTGATATGACCACCCGCGCAAAAATAATCGCCGCACTATGGCGGCTGGTGAAGTGGCTTGAGAACAAGGGGTTTTGATGACCAGACTGATTACTATTCTACTCGCCCTGACCTGCGCCACGCTCCACGCGCAGACCGTGATCGTCAAAGGCACGGGTGCGGGGGCCGTGCGGGGGACGGGCGCGGGGAGTGTCAGGGGGGTGGCTACTGCTGCGGCGGCTGGTGCAACGGCAACTGGCGGGGACATAACTACAAACGGCATCTATCTTGTTCATACATTTACAAATGATGGAGCATTTGAAATAACCGGAGGAAGTTTAGTTTGCGATATTCTTGTCGTGGCTGGTGGTGGGGGTGGTGGGGGAAATATGGGTGGGGGTGGTGGTGCGGGCGGAGTAATAATGACTACCAACGTCTTGTCAGGAAGCAATGAGGTTATCATTGGTGTGGGTGGTGCCGGATCAACTGGCCCATATTTGGCGGGCAGTTCTGGTAGTAACACACTTTTTGGAACGAACATAGTAATCGGAGGAGGTGGCGGCGGTGGTTGGAATGAGAACGCGATTTCCGGCGGTTCGGGGGGTGGTGGGGAAAGCCATCCGACCGATACACCACATGCCGGTGGTTCAGGAACTACGAATCAGGGGAATGACGGTGGGGCTGGGTCTCCTGAAGTGACAGACAAATATGCGGGTGGTGGTGGTGGTGGCAAGGAAGGGGTTGGCGGAAATGCTGATGTATCAGGCGATCCACGCGGTGGTAATGGCGGGGAAGGATTGACCTCTTCAATTTCGGGTGCAGAACACGTTTATGGTTCTGGTGGTGGCGGAGGTAGTTTTTGTCATGGTGGAACTCCTGATACTAATTATGGTTTAGGCGGAACGGGTGCTGGAAACGGCGGAGCTTCGGGTAACGCGAAAGTGCGCGACCCGACGGCTGCAACTTATTATGGATGTGGTGGGGGCGGTGGAGGATGGGATGCCACTTCCGATGGCAACGGCGAAAACGGATATCAGGGCGTTGTGATTATAAGTTATGATGGGACATAAAGGAGGATACTATGTGTTGGGACGGAATAACGAGGGGCAACCAACAAAAAGAACGCCACCCAATCTTGCATCGTGTTTTAGGGCCGTTGGTTTTAGTCCTGTTCTGGCCGGTTGTGTTGTGGCGGGCGTTACATGGGAACTTTCATCGCTGGGATAATTCCGACCAGCTTGAAACACGTATCCCATATAGTGCGATCAACAAATACAAACAGGGAATGACAGTATAATTTATTATGAAAAAACTTCTATTAGCTCTAAAAGGACTTGGACTTTTGGGTTTGTTTGTTCTTGTTGCAATTCCAATGATGATTGCCGAAGCAATGGATGACCCAAACAGATACGAGAAATGAAACACCTATTAACAATCATCATCGCCCTGACCTGCGCCACGGCCTTCGCGCAATCGGTGATTGTCAAAGGAACGGGTGCGGGGGCCGTACATGCTACTGGCGCGGGGAGTGTCAGGGGGGGTGGCAACGCCGACGTCGGATTACTGGACGGAGATTGTCGGTCTTCCGGCGGCACGAAAGTATCAGGTGGCGGGCGTGTTAAGCAATAAACTCTATGCGATTGGGGGAGATAGCGGGAGTTCGCCATACTTAACCACTAACGTCTATGCCTTTGATGGGACGGCATGGACGGAGGTCGCGGGCCTTCCTGTGGCGCATGTATATGCGGCGGCAGACACATTGGGAAATAAAATCTACGCGATGGGCGGGAGTCCTGGTAACACTAACGTCTTTGCATTTGATGGCACAACGTGGACAGAGGTTGCTAGTCTTCCGGCGGGGAGGGGGTATCAAACAACAGGGGTGTTGAGCAATAGACTCTATATGGTTGCTGGGTCTGATGCTGCGGATGTTGTTACTACAAATGTCTATGAATATACTCCATGAAATCAAAAACCGTGACCCCGAATCCCGTTGGACAAAAATTCGCGGGGTG